CCCCTGAAGCGCAGAGAAACGTGGGAAGAGACGGTGGACCGCTACTTCACGTTCTTTGACGGGCACTTTGCTGATCGCGGAGTGAAACTAAATAAGGGAACCCGTGAAGAACTGCGTCAAGCCGTTCTGAACCTTGAAGTCATGCCGTCCATGCGGTCACTGATGACTGCTGGTGATGCCCTTCGCAAGGACAACACCGCAGGCTACAACTGCTCGTATGTTGCGGTAAACAAGGTTCGTGCGTTTGACGAAATTCTGTACATTCTCATGTGTGGGACCGGAGTAGGATTCTCGGTGGAACGCCAGTATGTGGAAAAACTGCCTACAATTTCTGAACACTTTACCCAAAGCGATACAGTCATTGTGGTCAAGGACTCCAAAGAAGGCTGGGCAAAGTCGTACCGAGAACTGGTGTCCCTTCTTATTGGTGGACAAATCCCCAAGTGGGACGTGTCAAAGATTCGTCCTGCTGGTGCACGACTCAAGACTTTCGGTGGACGCGCAAGCGGACCTCGACCACTTGAAGAACTGTTCCAGTTCACAGTTAGCACCTTTAAGAAGGCTGCGGGACGCAAACTTACTTCCATCGAGTGTCACGATATCGTCTGCAAGATTGCTGAAATTGTCGTTGTCGGAGGAGTGCGTCGCTCGGCACTTATCTCTCTGTCAAACCTCACGGATGAACGGATGCGTGACGCTAAAACTGGTCAGTGGTGGATTGAGAATCCACAGAGAGCGTTAGCGAACAACTCTGTTGCGTTCAAGGAGAAGCCCGAGATCGGCACCTTCATGGAAGAGTGGGTGTCTCTGTACAAGTCCAAGAGCGGTGAGCGCGGCATCTTTAACCGACAGGCTGCACAAAAGACTGTTGCGAAACTGGGTGACCGCCGTGATCCCAACCACGAGTTCGGGACAAACCCGTGTTGTTTGGATGGTGATACCCTTGTGGAAACAAACAACGGGCAGATTCCAATTTCACAAATAGTAAAAGATCCAAATGGGTTTTTGGTGTTGTCGTACAATCACGAAACCGATCAAGTAGAATATACCGAAATTATGTCGGCTGACATGACTCGTCCAAATGCTGAAATATTGGAAGTTCATTTGGAAACGGATGACGGCAACAAGTCAGTTATTCGTCTTACGCCCGATCATCAGGTTTGGACTGAAAACCGGGGTTATGTTGATGCTGACCTGTTGACGGAAAATGACACAGTGTGCTTCTCTGAAAATTATACATATGGTGTAGGGATTTACACCAAAGGAGAAGCCCATGCTTTCGGAAAAAACAGCGAAGACAATCAAGACATGGAGAGGTCTTTTGATGGAACAGAGCGGAACCGTGAATCAAACACGACTTCCGAGTGAACGCCAACAGTGGGTTGAAAAAAATCCTCTATGTCAGGATGCCAAAACTGAACTGATTGAATACTACAATTCGGGGCACGGCTTCAAGACCATTGCAAAAGAACTAAACCTTTCGTATACCGAAACAAGGAATCTGCTCATTGGTTGGTTGAAAGTAAGCACTCGCAAAGGAACATCAGTAGTAACTGATGCTCTTCGGAAGAAAAGAAGCGAGAACGTTAAAGGAGAGAAGAGTCCATTTTACAATTGGATCGAAAAATACCCTGAAAGAGCAGCCACCAAAACAAAATCTCTACAGGGGTGGCATAGAAGAAAAAGCGGAGAGTATGTGTGGCTGCGAAGTTGTTTGGAGTTCATATACGCAAAGTGGTTGGATGAACACAACATCCAATGGAAAAGTGAAGTAAAGACACTAAAGGGCAATCAAGAAACCTACAGACCCGACTTCTTCATTTACGAAAACAATCAGTTGGTAAAGGTAGTTGAAGTAAAGGGAAACTACTTCGACAACGTGGACAAGAGGTCGGAAAAAGCAAAAAGAATTTGCGAGTTAAATGGTGTCGTGTTAGATTTGATCCGAGACATAAAACCTTATTTGAAAGACGGAAGTTACTACCACAAGGAACTGAAAGAATGGAAAACAACAAGACAACAATTCGGGGAAAAGTCAAACTGATCCGTAAGATTTCTGAAAAAACAGACACCTACGACATACAGACACCACATCAAAACTTCTTTGCAAACGGCGTGTTGGTACACAATTCGGAAATCATTCTCCGCGACAAGGAGTTCTGCAACCTGTCCGAGGTAGTGGTTCGCGCAGACGACACTCCCGAGTCCCTGAAGCGCAAGGTGCGTTTGGCTGCAATCCTTGGTACTTGGCAGGCTTCACTCACGTACTTTCCGTACTTGAGCAGTGACTGGAAGCGTAACTGTGAAGAGGAAGCACTGCTTGGTGTTTCGCTCACAGGCATCCTAGACAACCCCATGATGCGTAAGCAGGGTGCTGAACTGGACGCACTGCTCCAGTCCCTCCGCACAGAAGCAGTGACCGTAAACGTGGAGTGGGCAAAGCGGATCGGCATTAATCCTGCTGCGGCTATTACGTGCATCAAGCCCAGTGGCACGGTGTCCCAGTTGACAGACGCGGCTAGCGGTATTCACGCACGGCACAGCGAGTACTACATCCGCACCGTTCGCGCAGACCGCAAGGATCCTATTTGTCAGTTTATGATTGACAAGGGCATTCCTGCGGAGCCGTGTGTCATGCGCCCCGACCACACAATGGTGTTCTCGTTCCCGCAGAAGGCAGTGGGATCGGTGACTCGGAACGACATGACCGCGATTGAGCATCTTGAGTTGTGGCTCACGTATCAGCGGCACTGGTGCGAACACAAGCCGAGTATCACCGTGACCGTGAAGGAGCATGAGTGGATGGAGGTGGGTGCGTGGGTGTACAAGAACTTTGATGAAGTCAGCGGCATCTCGTTCCTGCCCCACTCCGACCACACGTATCAGCAGGCTCCGTATCAGGACTGCACCGCAGAGCAATACGAGGCTGCACTGGCTAGACTGCCCCAGTCTATTGACTGGAGCGAGATGGTGTCTTACGAAAGCGAAGACAACACCAAGGGCACACAGACCTACGCTTGCAGCGGCGACAAGTGTGAGATCGTGGATCTGACTACATAAAGCAACCCCACAGTAGATCGCATCTACCGTCCGACAACCCCCAACAATGGGGGTTGTTTCTTTAGAATAATTCCGGATTTGGTGTGGGCGGTGTACTAGATACTTGCATGAAGAGAGGAGTTGTCCATTCTCTTCTTACGGTCGCGGCACTCCTGCTTGCAGCCTGTGTCGGAACTGTTTCTACCGACACCTCCCCGCCGCCTGCTCACTCCAAACCAAGATATCTTGACGGATTCACGCTGATCCCCGACAGCGAGAACACTGGTGTGGGCAGGCTATTAACGCTAGACGGGAGGCTCGTGGGCAGTGGAGTGCTGGTAGGACCACAGGCAGTGCTCACAGCAGCCCACTGTGTGGACACCGGAAAGGTGTACTGGTTTGAAACCAACGGACAGCGATACTGTGTAGACTCTGTTCACACACACCCCAATCCAAGAGTAGACGCAGCACTTCTAATTCTATATGAGCCGTGCCCAGAGCCACCTGTGCCCCTGCCGTCACCCGATCACCGACTGTTCCGTGGTCAGTCCCTAACAGCCATTGGGCACGGCGGAGGATTCCGCAAGCGCAGCGACTACGGGGTGCTGTGGTACTACGGCACACTAGTAGAAGACCCCGCGAATCTTAAAATGCTGTGCTACAGAGGCACCATTTGGTTTGGTGACTCTGGCGGTGCGGTAATAGACAACAGCGGTGTTCTCGTTGGAATCGTGTCCTCCCTTGGGGTGAGGGGAGAGATCGTCTACGAGAACACCGCTGTTCACGTTACTCTTATTGTTGGTTGGATACAGAACACACTGGAGGAACACCAATGCGACTGAACCGAATTCAAAGAGTTTTAGTCGGAGCCGCCGCCTTCTGCGTGGGCGTGCTGTTCGCTCGACTGGTGGGCTTCTAGGCTAGCCTTTAGCGCAGTAATCTCTGCACGAAGCCCGTCTTCGGTCTTCTTGGCTTCCCTTGCTGCGATTTCTAATTTAGCCTGGAGCAGAACGGTTTCTGCGATAAGGTCATTCATCTTCTTCTGAAGAATAGGGATGAGCACGGTTTCGTTGTAGTTCTCTGACTGCACAGACGGATTAATAGGTGGAATCATATACGGTAATCTCCTTTCCAGTATTTAGACACAACTAAATAGGTGTAGACATGATTATCGCAGGTATTGATTATTCTCTTTGCGGACCAGCGATCTGCCTGTACAAACAGACAGACCCCAAGCGATTCTGCTACTCCGACTGCTCGTTCTTCTTTCTCACAGACAACAAGCGGCAGAGCGAGATCCGCACCACAAACATATTTGGAGAGCGGCTTACAGACTGGGACTCGTCGGAGCAGCGGTACGAAACCATTGCAGACTGGGCACTGGACATTGTGATGGGCTGCTCACAGATTGCGGTGGAAGGGTACGCATACGCTGCAACAAGCAACAGGGTGTTTCAGGTAGCCGAAAACACGGGACTGCTAAAGTACAAACTGTACCAGTTGGGCGTTCCTGTTACGGTGATTCCCCCCACCGAAGTAAAGAAACACGCCACAGGCAAGGGCAACGCAGACAAGAACGCCATGTACACCGCGTTCGTGCACGAAACAGGGGACAACATAAAAGCACTCCTGACACCAAAGCGGCAGGAGTGCGTGAGTCCGGTTTCAGATATCGTGGACTCGTATTTCATCTGCAAGCGGCTGTACAACACCTTGCGGGAAGACAGCCGTTGCGAGATTGAACCCGACGAGGGTTAACCAGTAGGTGGATCAGCAGGGGGAGGCGTGGGCTGCGGCTGTTCGGGCTCCGGCGCGGGCGCGGGGACAGCGGCAGGCGCGCTTGCAGCGTTCTGTGCCTTCTTGAACGCCTTGTACGCACGGCTCTTCTCTGTTTCGCACGTATCGCATATTGGTGGCTTCTTCACGTACTCGCGCCATGTCCACGCCACCACAATGATCAGCACAGGAATATACCAAATCACCCAGCCGTAGCCGGTGTCGATCTTGCTGTTCTTTGCAATCTGTTCCTTTAGGCTCAACATGATCACAGAGTCACCTGTGCTGTCGGGAATGATTTCAGGTCCAACACATTGGCACCCTGTGATCAGGGCAACGAGTCCTAGTAGTACGGCTAGTTTAGTCATGGCAACCTCCTCAATTCTTGTTTGCAGCAGCGGCAGTTCCGAAGTAGAAGCCAACAATGCTGACTAGGATTTGACGGGTTTCAGAAGCGTACACGAATCCGTTCACCTCTACGAAGTACTTCTTTGCTGTTGCGGGAATGAGTCCGAACAGCCCTTCGGGTGAGTTGGTGTCTACTTCAACAAAGGTGGGCACACCAAAGAACGGCAGGATGAACGGAGCCAGTAGGGTTCCGAACAGCACTGACAGCACAATGAGTTGGCGAACGCCCTTGCCCAAGTCAATGGGTACGCGCTCGGCGGCTTTGTCTTGGTTTTCGGTGGTCTGCTTGTTCGCAGTGATCAGACGCTCAAACATCTCTTTCTGATCTTGACGCTTCTCTGCCATGAAGCGGAACAGGAAGCCAACAGCAGAGCCTCCAACAAGTGAAATTAGTTCAGGTGCAAACATAGTTACCCTTTCTGTAGAGTTCGATTACACTACTCTGTTATTTATAGATCGGGCAGTCTTGCGCCTGCGAATATTTGACTTGTTGCGGAGTGCTGCGGCTTGTGAAACAGGGGGCAGATCGGGTGGCAACCCCGCAATATGGGTTCCAGACGCCACATTTGTGGGTGTGGTCATGGGTGGTGGAACTTCTTCTGATACAAATTGTGCAAATGATCGTAGTTTCATAGTTCACCCAATATTTTTGCTAATCTAGTGTCTATGGGCATACTCTCTAAACACTTTCCTTCAAAAGTCATGCCCTCGTGTATGTAGTTTAAATACAATAGTACAGTCTTAAGTGACGGATGAATGTCAGACTCCAATTTGTAAAATAGCATTCGTGCAGCAGGGGTGGGACCAAACACATTTCCTAGTATTACTAGGTGGTTCAGCAGTAGAATGGGGCGCAGTTTTCCTGTGCGGTGATACTTTTTCAGCAGCCGCTTCACGTACTTGATCTTTGCCAAGTCTTCGGTGAATTCGCCCATGCCCATGCACTCGGGATTGCTGTAGTTGCTCATAGCGTACAGCATGAAGTTGTCGCGATTCAGTGCCTTGAAGTCCATGACGAAGGGGTTGTGGTGTCAGTACGATCCGCTCTGCTTTTTCTTTGCCTTTGGCGCGGGAGCCTTGGGCATTGCCGCAGGCTCGGGAGTGATCTTGCGTAAAATCTTGGACTTCTTCGGCTTGCTGCGAACAGCGTCACGGCTGCTACCAAAGAGTTTGTCCAGACGAGGAGTCCACTGCTTCATCTTGGCTTCGTTTACAGTCTCTTCCTGCACGGGCTTCTTCTTTGCACGGAGCAGTTTGAAGTCCTGCGCGTCCAGTTTCTTGTTCTTGTTTACATCAAGTCGCTTCTGACTGCCGATCAGTTCTTCTTTTACCCACTTTGAGCCGTTGAAAAACCGCTTGCCTTTGTTGTGCGCTGCATGACGCTTGCGCTTTTCTTCCTCTTCTCCCCTACGAGCAGCAGATGCAGACGCTGCCGCAGCGTTGAGTTCGGCTTGGGTCTTGCCTTCCCACCACGGCTTCTTGGTTTCTTCCTTCACGATCTTGTGGCTTGGAACGGTGATGCTGCTGTACTCGCCAACATCAACCACATAGCCACCACCGTGCTGCGCTGCCTTGCCGCTGCCGCCCTTGTCGTGACGCACAATCTTGCCCTTTACCATCTTGCCCTTGTGGGGAACCTTGACGGTATCTCCCACCTTGTGCATTTCTTCAATTTGCTCCGCTTCTTCCTTGACAGACTTCTTGGCTTTGGAAACGCGGTACAGGGTATCGCCTTCACCGTGCTGAACGCTTACCTTCTTGCCACTTGCACGAATGGCATCCAAATCGGCTTTAGTCTTTTTGAGAGACTTCCACTGTTCTGAAACCTCAACCTCTTCCTGTACCTCGGCGCGACTGCCGCGCTTAATCAGTTTGCCGCCGCGACCGTAGGTGCGGGGCGAGTCCTGTTCCTTTTCTGCACGCTTCAGCAGACGGTGAAGAGCAGCGTCGTGTTTGGCTTCCTGTCGCCGTCCACGAGCAGCAGCCTTACCGCTCTTCGTCATCTTGGCAGTGTAACCGCTCTGTGCCTTGGTTTCGTGCTTTTGCACCTTACGATCCATCTCTCGCTCACGGGCAGCGGTCTGGTAGTCCTCTTCCACTGCAAGGGGCAGACCGATTTCCGACTTTGGTTCCAGTCGTGCGGTTACGCGGTAGAAGCCGTCGTCTGCCATTTCCGTTTGGGCAACAAGGTTGAACTCAAGGAACCCGTCTGTTGGAGACGCGCGACCGTCCATACGAACTTCGCCGGTGTTTGCGTCAACGCCGTCCACGCGACCGTAGCGAGTAACGTTCAGTACAGTGGTACCAGTGCCACCGTCGCTCCACGCGTACGGAGTCCACGGGAAGTCCAACATAAGCAGGTTCAAGCGGGTCTTGATCCGCAGGAACGCTTCGGAGGGGTTGTGGAATGTGTAGCGACCAATGGCTTTGAGCACCGCGTTCACTTGAGTAATAAACTCTGTGCTGCGGTGATCTGTTGCACCGTGATCAGTGTTCATGCCACGGTTGGGGTATCCCGTAAGCACTTCCTTGTACTCGCTCTCCATGACTGGCTTCTTATCACCGTCGAATGCTTCGCTCACTCCGTCCATTCGATAATCGGTGTCTGAAGCGCGCCTAGTACCAGTGCCGCGTTTCTTGCGTCGATCTGCTGGGGTAGAAACAGGCACAGTCCTGCTTATTTCCGCAGCGTGTTTCTTGTAGTCATCCTTGGCTTTCTTCAGTGCTGCTTGAGCCGCAGAGCCTTCCCACTTTGCCTCATCAAGTTCATCCCGCAGACCAAAGAACGTCTTGCCTTCGTTTACACTCTTCCACCCGCCGCCCTGCTCGTTGTACCACTTTACTGCCCAGCCGTTGGCGTAGGCTGAAGGGTACACCTTGAACTTGCTCTTTGCTTTGCTCTTGGCTTGTGCCCACAGGTCAGGCTTCGTGGGCTTGTTCTTCTCCATGAGTTCTTGCGCGGTTTCGTGGAGCAGTAGTTCTGCAATGGTGTCTTCGTTTGGCTGCTCGAACGACTCTTCCATGTCTTCTGCCTTCTGCTTGCCCATTGTCTGCTTGAAAGCGTTGTACAGTGTTGGGCTGCCGGTAATCTTGCCCACCATTGAATCCAGTAGGTCAATCATTAGTTCACGGTACGCACGAACAGTTGCCATGCTCTTCGCTTTGGCAGGGCTGCTCAACGCACGACGTGCCACCATGATGTCCTTCTTGGGCACTAGTCCGCTGCGTAGAAGTGTCTTTGTGCGGTCCTCTTCAACGCCTTCGGTGGTGATCATGGGTTCACGCACAAGGTTCTGCCGTACTGCGGTGTACAGTGCCTTGCTGTTCAGGATACGGTCCATGATGTCCACCAAAATGTCCTGCATGAGGGTACGGTACGCAGGATTGGTCATTGCCTTCTCGGGGTTCTGTAGCAACATGGTTGCTCTGCGAACGTTGTTCTTACTGACGAGTCCCATGCGTAGAAGGGTGCTCATTTTGCTGACCATGTTGTGTTCCATTTAGATATTCTCCTTGGTGTATTATTTAGACTTCTTTATATTCGCGTGAGCCGCACGACGGGGCGCATTGCCTGTGCCCTGTGGATTTCCGCCCTGTACGCGGCGTTTCTGTCGCACTGCGGCTTTACGGGCTTTCGCGCCCATCTCGCCTGCTGTCTCGGGTGTTTCACCACTTACACGGTGTAGTGGTCTGCACTTGGGGTACGCGCCCTTGGACGCGTCCGACCGCCCACAGGGGGCGTAGCCGCCGTCCTTGCCCTTGCGGGAGATGTCCACCCACTTCTCCTTGAACCACCGTGCCAAGTCTTCGTCAATGGCACACGGCGGCGTTGGGAATTTTTTATTGTGCTTGGAGAACCCGCCTGTTTGTCCTGGTGTAGGCGGTCTGCGCTTGAATTTATCACTTTCCAGTAGCCGCATAGCCGCACAGCGGTACACATTGGAGTAGTCCTTGCCCTCTTTCACGCCCAGTCCTGCACGGAGTTCACCGTACAACGCCTTTGCGTCGGTGGCATTTGCTCCACGTGGCAGTGAGGACGCGAACCCCTTGAAGTCGCCTGCCTTGATTGCTGCGCGTAGTTTGCTGCCGCTCATGCCCTTTACGCCTTCTGCGTCGGGGTCACGCTTGCCTGCTTCCAAAAAGTCCAATGAGTCTAGGGGAATGCGCTCCTTTTTTCCTGGCTCAATAAACTTTCGGAACCGTTTGTACTCTTCAAAGCGGTCCTCGCCACTCACCATGTACACTTTGGTGTAGCCCCTGTCTGCAAGGTACTTCAACATATCCACCGGAGTCTTGATGGACTTGTTGTCAATGAAGTTTGCGTCAGGGAAAAACTTTTTCAGGTAGTGGAACTTGCGATTGGGTGGAAGTGGATTCCGGTCCTCGTCGTTTGTGCGGCTGCTGAACATGGCGTGAGCCGCGCCCATGCGCTTGGCGTACTCCATTACCTTGTCTGCCAGCAGTTGGTGCCCCGATGTAGGTGGCTGAAAGCGTCCAAACGCTACGACAATGGCTTTCGCCTTGCTTTTGGTCGCTGAAGATTTTGTATATCTTGCCACGAAAGATCACCTCCCCGCAGTGTCTCGGTACACCAACTGTTGGTCAGACAGGCTCTTTGCGCTTCCAGTCTTTTTGAAGCGTGAAATTAGTTCTTGAGAAATCCAAACGATCTACAAGTTTAATGGCGTTGTTGCTGATGCGATCAATGGCAACAAAGCCTTCAGGGGTTGTCACACGGTACCCCTTGCCGTCGCGCACGAAAGACGACACTTCAGACTCAATCTTGTTCATCTTGCCTAGCACAACCATCTTCACCCCTCCCAACGCAGTATGTAGGGCAAACAGCCGATTGAACTGGTTGCGGTTCTTGCGAATGGTTTCGTAGGTGGGCACCTTTTTGGTGGACGGCTTTTTGCGGGTGGCTTCTGCTTTGCCCTGCACGAAGTGTGCAAACCCGTCTGCGTCACCACCAACCTTGCCTGCGCGAACAAGTGTGTTGATGTACGTTTTCAACTGCAACCGCAGCCCATCGTCTCGTGACAGCAAGCGGAACAGCCCAGACAAGTCCTTGGCTTTCTTTTCCAAGTCCACCAGTGCGTTTGCAACAGACACTCGGTCTGCGTCTGTGAACAGCCCGTTTCCGTTCACCATACGCATGGTGGCATTGTCGTACCACACATCACGTGTCTTCTTTAGCCCACTAATGTCTGGGTTGAACCGTGCCCGTAGTGTCTGCATGGAGTCTCCATCGTACGCAGTGTGGAACACAATACCCATCTGTGCTGCTGCCATCTTGCCTGCCAAACGGGACTTTGTGTCCACAGCGTAGTTAATGGTGTTTGCCTGAAAGGTAAGGTATCGCTTGCCGTCAATGGTTTCGCGCTTCAGCATGGACTTGTCGAACAGGAAGTCTCCTTGCAGAATTCCGCTGATGCCCAATTTGGGTAGGTGCTTTAGTGCGAGTTTAAGTTTTTCGTTTAGCCCCGCAGCAGGGTGGTTCTCGTCAATGTCCTTTGGGGTAAAGTTTAGTTTGGGTGTCACGTTGAACACACTCTTCGTGCCCACAAAGAAGCGATTGCTATCGGGATCCACTCCGCAAATAATTGCAGGAGCACCGTCCCACTTTACTGTAATGTCGTAGTTTGACGGCGCAGACGCACGCAAAGAGTCCATTACACCCAACACCGCGTTTGCAGCCGCACGAAAGCCTGCGTAGCCGCTGTTGATGATCTCGTCCTCTAGATGCTCTAGGTGGAGATTCTTGCCTTCAGCCGATTTAACAGCCTCGGTGAGATGTTGACGGAATGCCTTCATGCATCTATTTAGATGCAATTTGTGGCTGATCTGCACGCCACAGCCGTATCGCGTCCACTAGGGGTTCAATCCACTCGCGGGTTCCACTTTCAAATAGTAGGCACTCGCCCGTGGACTCCACGCCCATGATAATGGTGATGTGGTCCACAATCTGTTGAGTGCGGTCCTGCCACATGAGGGCGTAGGCAGTGGCTTGCATAAAGTAGTTTTCAATGTCCCGTGCACTCTTGGGATTGCTGGACGACTTGAAGTCTATGATGGACGGTTTGCCGTCGTAGTGCCCAATGCAGTCCACTCGTCCCGCAAGTCCCACAGTGCGTGACCACAGTGGTACTTCAACAGCAACCACCGGATCAATTCGATCAATGTGCTCACGCATGGAGCAGAACATATCCCATTCTGGTGTGGGCTGCTTGCACCGATCCGCGTACTGGGCTTCGGTCATTTCGTTCTTGATGTACGACTCAATCACAGAGTGTAGAGCAGTGCCACGTGTGGTGACACGACGAGACTCTTGAGGATTGTCCCGTCTCCACTTTGCAAAGAACGCACGCTTGCTCCAGCCTGTAACCGTGGTCACAGACGGAAACACACCATCGGGTGTGGAGTAGCAGCGTCCTTCAGGAGTTGTTGTTGCTGTCACTGCCTCACTCAACTGGATTGGGAGAGGCGCATGATTAAAGTGTTTCATTATTCTTCCGGTTGCTCTTCCACTTCTTCGTGTCCTTCAGGCAGACCACTCTGTGTCTGCTCTGTTGGTTTTGGGAGTGGCGACTGGTTACGGTCCTGCCACTTCTTTGCGTCACGCCACGCAGGGGTGTTTTCTTGGTTCTGCTTCAGCCACAATAGGTAATCGCGCATTCCTGCCATGAGAGTCCTCCACTTTATGTATGGGGTTACTGTGAATTTTTGTCTTGCAAACTGGATATAACACTTCCGTAGGCATTTATGAATTCGGTGGTTTTGGTAATATACTCACTGCCGCCGCTCACAAACGCGTTGACTACGCTGCTGCGGAACGGATGTGGATGTGCAAGCAGCACCAGTGCAGGCAGCACAACGTCCACTGCTGTTTCCGTAATACACGCTGCCTTGCCTTCAAACACAGACGCACGGTCCCGTTGCAGCCCGTGGAGTCGTGCGCTTACTCCAGTGTAGTACTCTCGTAGTGTAGACACGCCAATGGTGTCAACCGTAGAGTCCACCGCGTCCAGTACCCTGTGTACAGCGTGAACGCCTGCGGTAGACGTTTCGTACAGGAATTCTTCGTAAATAGAACTCCACTCCAGTGGTCGAGTCATGCGCCGAATCTCCCGCAGCAGTGGTCGGCTCTCGTAAAACTCCAGCGCGCTGTCCCCGTGGCGCAGCAGCAGACGAGAGTGAACGGCTTGTGCCAGGGTGCACACCTCCGCAGCAGTCTTGCGGTTCTCTCTGCCCTCTACAAACACTGCTTCGCCGTTGCCGTTCCAGCACCTGTGCAGGCGTGATACCTTTGGTGAGTACAGCAGGCGAGTGTTGTTGCTGTGGAGTCGGAGCACACACGGCGAGTACCGTTCACACAGTGACTCACACACCGCAAGTAGTACGCTGTGTTCGGTTTTGCTGTGTGCGTGTACTGTAATGCAGTGTGGCGACGCTGCGTGAGACAGGGCAAATCGCGTTTCAGTGCCACCCGCTCGTACTACTCCACCGTCACGGGTTCGTTCATGCTGTATCATTTGCGTTTACCGTTTCTTGCGGGGTCGTAGTCCCAGTGATGCACGCTTTCGTAGTGAAATCTTGCGCTTACGTGATGCCACTGAACGCTTGCGTCTTGACTTTCGAGCAGCCCGTCGAGCGCGTAGTTTCATTTTGCGTAACTGTGAACCCGGACGGCGAATGCACGTACGCGTGCCACGCTTCATCATTCCTGGTCCACACTTGAAAATGAGTTTGCGCTTGCCCTTTCGCACCACAATCTTACGTTTTGCGGTGGCTTCGTCAAGCATTTCTCCGCTTATTTCAACAGACTCTTCCAGTTCGTCTTCTTCAAACGACAGTTCCGCTTCAAGAACCGGATCCTCTACCACAATCACGCCGTCTTCTTCACGCCACGCGACTCCGTTGGCTTCCAAATACTCCACAAGGTCTTCCTGTGTAAAATCAGGAAGATCAATGGTCATGCGGTCTTCGTGCAGATGAATACCGCCTTGTGCAAGCACCGCTGCTTCGTGGGCTTCGGTGAGTATTTGGTAGAACGACTTCATTATTTGTTTTTGCTCCACGACTGCTTTGCTTCGCGTGCACGGCGTTGAATTTCAGCGTCCTTCTTTGCCATCACCTTCTGTCTGCGCTGTGCGTCGAGTTTGCCCAGTTCAGCGTCAGACAGTTTGCGTAGTTCGTGCAACTGCATCATGCCTACATCAGTGTGGTCTGCGCTTTCCCAAATCATGTCTGTGCCGTTGTCCATGATCACACGTGGGTTGCGTGCGTACGGATCGTCTTCAATGACGCGTAGCCCTTGTGCGCCTGCTTCCAGTCGAACAGGCTTGCCACCAAGGGTGAGCAGTGTAGACACACCGTTCTTTAGTGCCACCTTGAACTTTACGCTGTACTCCTTGCCACCGCGTGTGCCAAAGAACTCAATGGTTGTGCCGGTGCGCTTGGACAGTGCAGTGTTGATGAGGTCTTGTGCAGTAAACATTTTGTTTGCCACAGACGCTTCACGTGCCTTCGCTGCCTTTGGATCGCTACCCTTCTTTGGTGCGGGTGCGCCTGCAAGTGGCTTCATTGCGCCCTTGAACTTTGTGTCGGGGTCGTGTACAATCTCTCCACTCTTGGATTTGCCGCGCTTTGGTCGTCCCAACCCAGTAATGCGCTCTTGTAATCGCTGTGCAGCAGATTCATTCAGGGTGCTAACCAAACGACCAATACGAGTAGACTTGAAATTGCCCATTGCCCATTCCTTTTGTGTTTGTGGTGCTGCTGGTTTCTTTTGGGGAATTGTTTCACCGCCGCGTGTTTGGCTCAACAGCCCAATGTCCTTCTGAAACTTGTTGGAGAACTCGATAATCGTTTCCACGGGCACAGGCTTACCGCCCTTCGTGATGGTACGAGTCTTCATGGTGGCGTTTGCGCCTGCGCCGTTTGCAATATCCATAGCCACCTGTGCTGCCCAACGGTGGTGACCGTCAATCACGTAGCCGTCACTCACGTAGATGGGTTCAAGCAGACGGGCTGCTCCCTTGCCGTAGTTCTCTGGATCGGCTTGTGCAGCAGC